CCAAGATGAGCCATTATCCAAACTCTTACGATACCAAAAATACGGTGCACCATCTGAGTCAGCCAGCGTCCCTAAACGCATCTGGAATATTTTGCTGGCATTTACCCTTCTGACTATTGCAATCTGTCCACCTACACCAGTATAAAATGCTGTTTCCGTTTTGGAATCCAGATCTGAATTATTGCTAAAATACCCAAATAGTGAATTTTGCCAATCCGACCAAGTTGTGCCACCATCTGTTGTTTGGCGATAAAGAAGAACAGGCAAGCCTTTTTCATTGGAATATGTCCCTAAACGCATCTGGAAAATGGTGCTATTAGTTATTTTCCGAACAATAATAATCTGTCCACCTACACCAGTATAGAATGCTGTTTCCGTCTTGCTGTTTAATTCTGTATTATCACTAATATAGCCAAAAGGACTATCTATCCATTCCGACCAGGTTGTGCCACCATCTGTTGTGCTTCTATACTGAAGATAAGGCGTTGCCCCTTGTTGACTAAATGTTGTTATACGCCATTGAAATGATGTTGTATCAGAAATTTTCCTCACGTTTACAAGTGTTCCACCGTAATAAATCAAACCGGATTCCAACTTGCTATTCAGTTCGGAAGTATTTGCAACAGTGTCAAGCACAATTCCACTTGGGGTGTTGCCTATCATAAGTATATTTTGTGATACACTAACATTCTCATTAGAGAAATTCTGTATATCATTGAGTATGGTATTAACATCCACAGCTTTTATCTCATTAGCCCCATTGGGAATTATGGTGTTGTTAATCTCCTCCTTAATCTGTTCATGCGTCTTGGCCATAGCTATATCGGTTTTGTAGTTATCACTTTATATTGTTAAGGTAAATTTGCGCTTTTTCAGTAAGACCAAATACGGTCAGCACCAGTGCGGTCAGCTGGTAAATCACAGCATCCAGCAGACCGTCTGATAGCAGGTAGTGTGCACCTTGCGCGTCCTGTCCGTACAGGCGCCCACGCTCCAGCTCACACTCAGGCATGTAAGTAAACACGTCAAATGGATTGGCAGGATGAGACTGCACCGTCTCACTCTTAAGGCTGTAATACTTGAATTTCAGCCGTGTTCCCTGCAGGCCCACCAGCGCAGGATCGTCAGCACGCCCACGCACGTAAGGGTTGAGCTGTTTGCGGCCCTCGGCCGAAGCCTCCGGAGTTACCTCCGTCAGCACCACACCTGAGTCAGCCGCTTTCAAGCTCACCAGTCTAAGCCACGGCCCTGTCTTGCTCTCATCAATCTGAAAGCTCACAGAGCCGTCACTGTTAATTGTAAGATTGCTGTAATCAGTGGATTCCACCGCCAGGCCCTGCAGTTTCTCAGCAGCCGTCAGACGGTTCGCGGCATTGACAGCCTCGGGGATAGTACGTTTAATCACCTCATCCAGTGCAGTAGTTTCAGGCTGTTCCAGCATAAGCTCCACGCCGCTGTCCACCTCATCCATGTTCTTACGGACCAGGCGCACCGCATCATCCACATACAGCTTGATCATCTCTTAAAACTCAAAGTTGGGGAATACAATACCGTTAGCAGCCATGTAGTTTTTCATGGCAGTCACGTTCAGCAACACGCCGGCGTTTGCGCCATGCTCCTTGAGAGCCTTACGTGCCTCCTCAATAGTCTTGACATAAGCGTAAGGCACCTCGGATGGTGCGGCATCAGCAGGAACGCTGTCGGCCGGTGTCTCTTCGGCCGGTGCTGTAGGAGCCTCATCTGCTGGCTTAGCAGGAGTCTCGGGCTCAGCCTGCTGTGTCACAGCACCCTTGGCAGGTTTCGTGTTCTTAGGCTGGGGCAGGGGCTCCTCCTTACCGATAGTCTTGTAAAGTCTGATAAAGCCGGTCTTGAACATAGCCGATGATTCAATCATAGCCTGTTTGGCTCGGTCAGCAATAACGCAAGTAGCAGGGCGGTAATAAGCGCCACGCTGGCTGTTTCCACGTGTAAACTCCATACGGATGGTGTTACGTCCGTTTGCCAATGGAACGGTAATGACAGCCTCACGCTGTCCGTCAACGCAATAAATCTTAGTTGCCATTTCTATTTGATTTGAATTATGATTAAATAAGAAAGGGAGAGGAGTTTTGCGTCCTCCCCCTTTTCTTTACGGGTAAACTTAGGTTAAGCCTCGTTGTTGCTTACAATACCCTCAAACAGCTTCCATGTGCTCATGTCATCATCCCACTCCACGATGTCAAACTGCTTGAATCCTGCGGTATCATCATCGGCGGTAAGGAAGTACTTAACCAGCTTCTCGGCAGCTGTCGGATGACCGTCACCTGAAGGCAACTCAGCTACAGCCTCAAAGTTAGCCTTGATGGTACCCAGCTTAGCAGCCTTGGTAGCAGCTGTACCTGACGGGCAAACCAGCACGGCGTTATGGCCCTTAAGGTCGATGCAGTCAATACGTACCAGGTTGTACTCCATAGCCTCACGTGCCTCGGCGGTCTTGCTCATGTCACGCTCGGTCTTCTTCTCGTTCACCAGATACGGACGCTCTGCGTTCTCAAGGTCAAGTACAGCCATGTAATCGGTGTAACCCAGGTCATCCAGAGTCTGACACCAGATGAACTCCAGTGTACCGAAGTTATCGGAGTACTTGCGGATCTTGATACCAAACTCATTAACCTCAACCTTACCAATATCCTTATGCTTGTAAGCTGAGTTGGCGTACTTGATTACACGTGCCAGCTCCTTTTTACCGCAAAGAGCATAAGCATGGTCGTTGCTGGCGTTCAGGGTGAACATAAGTGAAGTGATTGCCAGGAAGTCATCGTCAGTCATGTCGTTAGCATGAGTGTACAACATGGGAATCTGACGAAGGATACCCTTCTCATGGAATATATCCTCACGGTTATTGGTCTCCTTCACCCATTCCTGATGGCGATACTTACGTCCGTTCCAGTGTGAGCGTGCGCACTTACGCTTGAAGTTCTCCTTGGCCGATGCCAGGATGTTACGTGTCTTCCATGACATCTTCTTCTCGGACTCTTCAAAACGCTCGGTGACAACCACTGACTCAATCTTCTTCTGCAGGTAGCACTCCTCATCGGTAGGAATAAATGCGTCAGGTGCCACGTTCATCTGCGACTCGGCAGCTGCGGTACTCAGTACATGGAAGATAGTACCCTCGGTGATTGCAGGATAGGGATCGTGTGTGTCAACAGGCGGATTAAGAACCTTGAACTTAATCTTGGTACCGCTGTTAGCCTCATCATCAAGCACGAACAGAACGAGCTCACCGTCAGCAATCTCATTACCTTCCTGATCCTTGTCATAACCACGTACATCACTAACCACAACATCACTGTAGTTCTTCAGAATCTCCCAGTTCTCAATATCGTCCTTGGCTATAGAAATCTCCTTGGTAGTCTTGGTGATTGATATTGAACTACCGCCGTATGTAGCGTCAAGGTCAGTAGAACCGGTTACCCAGTGCTTATGAACATAATCCTTGGCCTTTACAGGCTTGCAGACACGTGCAAACAGAGTCTCCTCGGGGAAGCGGAACTTACGGAACTCAACCGTCTTCTCGTCATAGTCCTCAGCCAGCAGGCCGGCATCACGCAGGTTGGTTGCGGTATTACCCATACCGGGCAGCTGGGTTTCATTACCCTGCTCGTCAGGTTTCACAGCTTCACCTTCGGGACGTCCACCAGGATTGGTTGATTCGTTATAAGGATTAATGTTTTCCGATGGATTGGGGGCTGTGGCCTCATCAACCGGCTCATTCACTACTGCCATAGCAAAGCCGCTACTTGCTCCCAGCAGAACGGCCACGGCCACCAGGAGAGCTGACAGTACACTCATTTTGTGGCCCCACAAATAGTTAAATACCTTTTTCATAGCTTTATTGAAAAAATGTTTGTTATTCTACTTCATCCCATATATCACGTTTCTTAGGCGGCTGGGGTGTCGGCATGCTGCCACCGCGACCTCCGTTGATAGACGGCATACTTGAACCTGCGGCTGTGCCGCGTGTCTTGCGTTTCGCCTCAATACGCTCGTTACGACCGGCAATCAGGCCCTCGTTACGTGCGGCTGCAACGTCATCCTTATATCGGATACCCTGCCAAACGGTCTCCATGTCAGTCTCGTCATACATGTTGACATTACCTTTTTGCTTGATGTCAATCAGACGGACCGCAACGGCAGCCTTGTCATCGTTACTCAGCCCACGCTCATCGCCCCAGTTGTTTAGACGCTCCAGGAAATCATTCCAGTTCTTATCCTCATCCTCGCGGAGACGCTTGCTCTCATCAACTCGCTCACGATAGTTCTTCCAGTTATCCATAAATTGCTTGCGGCCCTCCTCGGTAGCCAATTCGGCCATCTCATCGCCGAAAGCCTCAATCAATGCAGGTCGCGGATCGCCGGTCTCTATCCATAAGTTCAGGAATGTGGCAGCCTGCGGATCGCTGTACAGCAAATCAGCCAGCTTCTTGTTCATCTCAGCGTTCTCTGCAATCTGTGATGCATCCGCATCCAACATCTCATTGATAGCCTCATCCAGGTCGGCCAGTTGTCCGTCTTGTCCTTCCTGTCCTTCTGGTCTCACAAACTGACGGTCAGGAAAACGGCCCTGCGCTTTTTTCAGCAGTTTCTCCCTTGCGGACTTAACATGCTCATTATCAGGTTTTGCCATTGCTTTTAGTTTGTATGTTTTCTTTCTTGCTACCAAAAGTAACTCAGAGCGCAAAGTGGGGTAGTCTATCTTAGCCCCACACAATTTGTAACTTCAATGCAGCCGACAACTATTTCAGGCAATGAAAGATACGGAGCTCAAACGGCAGCGAGACCGAGACCTATACAAGGTCTATGTGCACTCACTCAGTACTGGCCATTTCGCCAGTATCGGTCAGGCTGCCGATTACGCACGCCGCCAACCTGCACCCCAATGGTATATCAGCGGCCGTACCGCCAGCCTGCTTATAGGACGTATCATGGCCCACCAGTCACTCATCAACCTCAACAGCAACTCACGTCAGCGTATATGGTTTCTCTATGACCGGTACCGCGACTACCTCAAAGCCCATCCTGGCTGTACGCTCTCACGTGAGCTGATACTCGAGCAGCTGGTCGAACAGCCGGCACCCCATTTCTTCGTATCGGCCGGTCGTGCCAAACATATAATCATCTATGAACGCCGCGCTGCCATCAAGCGCATGAGGAGACAATGAGAATCGTTATCATTATCGTATGCAGCATCCTGTTACTTACAGGAGTACCCCAGTGGCTCACCGATACACGCTGGCCGCTGCTCTGTGCCATGCTCTATCCGCTTTTTCATGCCAACCTCTTTCATCTTGCCGTCAACATGATTGCTGTATGGCCGCTGTACGCACCTAAGCGCAAGAACAAAGGTCTGTTGCTCATTGCCAGCTGGTTCATATCATGTCTTGTATGGCCCCTTGCACCCCATCCGGTAGTAGGAATAAGCAACCTCCTGTATGCCAGTATCGGCTGCTTGTCACCTGTGCTGCGTCCAGGCTACTGGCGTTCACCTGCCGTCATCATGTTTTACGTCCTAACTTTTGCCATGGTCTTTCTGCCTTTCGTGGCAGGCTGGTCCCATATAGCAGCTCTCGCGCTCGGTATCATTGTGTCACTTATCAGAACTAAGACACATGGCACGTAAAAGCAAGCCCACGCAAGAGCAGCACCTTGACATGACACAAGAGGAGCTGATTGCCGTTCTTGACATCATAGCCGAGAACCAGCGCCGCTGTACCATGTACGCAGCACGGTATGACGCCATCACCGGTCAGGGCCTGGCTGAGCTGCTGGATGAGGAACGCAGCCAGCTGCGCATATCTGACTATGCCGTACCGCTCCAGTACGTACCCAAGCGTATGATGAAAGTAAAACTCATACGTAACATAGTACGTGCCGGAGGCATACAGAAATTCCTGGACCGCCACAAATGGAAAACCGATGTCATACCCAGTTTTCAGGATATAGAGGATGAGATACGCCGCATTCGTCACAAATACGACTACTGCAACTGGGCCTTTGAGTGTATAAAGATAGACCTTAAACTGGGAGGCCGCGGACGTTTTCGTCTTAACTACGCCCAGCTTCAAGTACTCAAACTCTGTATGATACTTCTATGGGCTGGAGTACCCATCAACATAGTCATAGCCAAGGCACGTCAGTGGGGAGGCTCCACCTTCTGTATCTTCTTCCAGTTCTGGCTGCTGGCTCATCATGATCCATACCACAGCTTTGCCGTAGCAGCTCACGTACAGGACGCAGCACATAACGTCCTCAATATGCTTGTCAAGGCTATTGAAGATTATCCGGCTTGGGACCTCGGCCTGCCACACGGCGAAAAACTGCATTTGGGAAATTACGGCGGTAACAAACACGGCTACCAAGTCAAGGATAGCTCAGGCAATGTCATCTTGCCAGGTATCATCTATATAGGTTCGGCCGAACGTCCCGAGACACTTCGTTCAGGTCGTATATCAGGAGCCCACTACACCGAGGTAGGTGTATGGCCCGATACGCCAGGCAAATCCTCCACTGACCTTGTGGCTGACATCAGCGGTGGTATTCCCAAACAGCAGGCCCTTACCATGCAGGTCTATGAGTCCACTGCCAAGACTTCCGATGATTTCTTCCATGACATCTTCTACGATGCGCTGGACGGCAATAGTAATTTTCATCCGCTGTTTATACCTTTCTACTACATACCGCATGATACCATGTCTATTCCTGATGAACAGGAGTTTGCGCTATGGCTGTATCGTAACCGCAATAAAGAGACACGTGAAGGCAAGTGGCGCAGTACCGGCCGTTATTACTGGTGGCTATGGACCGAAGGTGCCACGCTGCAAGCCATACAATGGTACCGTTATGAGGAGCTTAATTACACACGCCGCTCACAGATGGTCAATGAGGCGCCGGCCAGCGCAGCCGAGGCGTTCCAGTCCAGCGGCAACAAAGTCTTTGACTTTTATGACGTGGACTGGTTCATGAAACGTACACGCCAACCCCAGTGGGAAGGTGACCTCATCTCTGACGGCACACGCGGAGCCGATGTACTCAAAAACATACGTTTCATCAGCCGTGCTGGTGGTCACCTCAAGATATATGAGAAACCAGATCCGACTCCCATACTCAACCGCTACGTTGTAGCAGTAGATATAGGCGGTCCCAACGAGACCTCTGACTACTCATCCGTCCGTGTCATGGACCGTCTCATGATGATGCCTGAGTTCGGACTGGGAGGCAAGCCCACCATCGTGGCTGAGATGCACTATCACACCGATGATGACCTGCTGGCCTATGACGCCATGCGTCTGGCCGCCTGGTATAACAACGCGCTGCTGGTAATAGAGAGCAACACCTACGAGACACGAGACCAGAACCGCGACACCGGAGTTGAAGGCTTTGAGTATATCATGGATGCCGTAGCCAACCTCTACGGAGAGCGTAACCTGTACGCACGTCATAACAAAGAGGAGGATATAGACGATAAGATAGAACGTAAGTGGGGTTTCAACACCAACGTTCGTACCAAACCTCTTATCATAAACCATATGCGCACCTGTCTTCGTGACCGCTTGTGGGATGAACCCAGTAAGACCTGCTGCCAGGAGATGTCCATATACATAGAGGACAAGAAGAAACTCACGGCACCACCTAAGAAACATGATGACGTGCTTATGGCTACCGCCATACTCCTTTGGATCGCCTTCAAGGAAATGGACCTGCCCCAGCTCGTCAAGGAAACCTCCATATCCGGTGACGGCCGTCCACACAGCAGCACCAACCTCACCGCCTTCTAATCATTAACCAAAACAATACAGTTATGAACAAAAACATCTTTCAGTCAATCAAAGAGTGGTGGCATAACCTACGCCGCCGCTGGGCACGCCGTGTAGTCACACGCTACGCCAAACGTGAGTTTTATGCCGCCATGCGTCATGCCGATGAGCGTTACAAGCATGAGCATACCATGATATACGTCTGCTCCAAACCCTTCCAGCCTGACATACTCACCACCTATGACCGCATACGTTTCAAACGAGAAAAACAGGTATGGGGCTGGAACGCCACGCTGCTCACCCTCCAGTCACTTAAGTTCGGCTGTTACTATCACACACCAGACAAAGCCGGAAACCAGCGTATGAAACAAAAAGACATAGACGTACGTCTGCAATACTTCATAAACGAGCGTTTAGCTCTCGCTAAACTTCTCTGATAAAAACATGATGGGCCTCGTATCACTACGTGGCCCATCACTTTCTAATCAATTATGCTTATGAGAATTATCCTTAGTGCTTTCAATTAGGCAACTGTTGCGCAGCCGCCTCCTGCTGTCGTGCGTCACGGTACTGCTTGAGTTTCTGCATCCACGGACGTTTGCTTATCAGAGCATACTCGTCAAAGGTAATCAGACCATTATTCATCATTTCCTTTGCATCCTGCTCGGCAATCTCACGGAACGCCGGTGTCTCGGCACTCTCCTGTATCGTCAGGTCACAGTGTATGTAACGCAAATCATCCAGGTTAAGCGTATCAATGTCAAACTCACCATCCAGCTGGCCCACAATCATCTCCCAGCGCTTGCGGTCATAGAAATACAGAAGGTTCTGCATCTTCTTTGTATGTTGCAGCTCCAGGAACTTATGGAACTTAAGCAGGAACGCAGCCACCGTGGTGGTTGAGTTGCTTGCCATCTGTGCGTACAGCGTACCGCTGGCACCTGCAAACGGAGTCTTACCCTGCAAAGCATCGGTAATGGCACTGGATTTGTCACCCATGTGCTCAAACGTCTGCAGGAAACGGCTAAGGTCAAAGTTAACAGCATTACTATGTACCGTCTGTGGCATCAGTTTCTCCATGCCGGGCTTGACATCCACAAATACCAGTCCGCCTATCTCCGTCCAGCTTCTTGCAAACTCCTTCGGATCTACGCCGCCCAGTATGGACTTAGGTACTACCGTCACACCCTTAACCTGAGCGCGCAGCAGCCAGTCATGCAGTACGATGGCACGGTTCTCAATGATGTTATGGTCAATGACAGGATACAGGTAACCCTGAATCTTACCGTCAATCATCGGTATGGTACGTACTATGAACGGCTGGTTACGTCCAGGCAGTGTGCTCTCGCCCTCCCAAAGTATCGTGCCGTCAGGAGCCAGGAAACGGCAGTACCAGAACTCATCAATAAAGAATCCGTCCTCGCCGTAGCCGTCACCGGTAATATAGGGTATCTCATCCTCTGTCCACGCCTCAGCCGCACTTTCTGCCATGGCACGGCGGCGCTGGTTCTCCTGTTTGATACGTCTGCGCTCGGCAGTATCATCAGCGTCAATGATAAACTCCGTACCCTCATTCCAGTCATGCAGTCTGATACGCGGCTTGGTCTCCTTGGTCCACGCCTCCAGCACGACACATACTGACGGATCATCGTCTTTCATCCATTCCAGCATGCCGTCCTTATAGCGGTCCATGAAAGTGTTGAAACGTGCTTTCACTTTCAGCGGCTCATACTGCTCGGGATATATGGAACGTAGTATAGCGTAGTCATCGGCATTACGTGCAAACGTGGCAGCCAGCTTGCCGAAATCACATTTAATCATACGTCCGAACATCGTGGCATCCCACATACGGCTGTCGCTCATCAGAGTGTCCATCACAAAGAGGTTGGGGTTCACGTAACTGGACCAGCTGTCAAACGTGCCGTCCGGACCGCTGGCGCTGTCCCATGTCTCATAACCCACCATCAGACCACCCAGGCACAACTCACGTCCCCAGTCCAGATACAGCTCAGACATAGAGTTTTTCTTGCAGTTCACCTGCAAGCCCTTACTTACAATCTCACCGAACGCCTGCTCATCGGCATCCACGGCAGTAGCCTGCGGCTCCAACATCTCACGTGTAATCACGCCAATCATGGTCTCCACCTTCTCCTGCACCTGGTTGCTCTGTACTACGATGTTACCGGTCTGTTGCAGATACTGGCGCATGGTCATAATCTTGCCGTCATACTCCATCAGGTCACCCCACTGGTCATCATAGGCAAAACGAAACGCCCTGGCTCGCTGCTCGCGGTAAGACTGCATGTTAAGCCATAAGTCACGGAACTGCTCCAGCAGCGCCATGTCACGTTTGGTACGCTCAATGGCTTTCTTCCGCATGCGCACGCTATCCATCTCGCTTACGGATTTCACTCTGCGGTATAGTCTGTCAGGCTTCTGCATATATATTGTATTTGCTTTTTATATTTTCAAAGGCTGGATGCTGTCACAGCCGCCAGCCTTCCACCATTTTCATTCGTTTACTCACGTTCTGAATACTAACCTAATCCTAACCAAATGAAAAAAGCACACTTCATTGCCTCGTATCTATTGTCAATTGTTTACCACATTAACCCAGATTTCATCTCCAGCATTACTTGCAGGTATCAAGTACTCATCCATAAGCTGAAAGTATCTCTTTTGTGAATCCAGGATCATGCCTTTTACTCGGTTATTGCCCACACCTATACAGCCGTCTGTCTCCTCAGCCTTGTTCAAAGGATGAATCAGCACTCCTGTAAAGTCAGGCACACCTTCCAGTCTTGGAACTATACCGTTGTATCGTTTAGCCCAGCTCCTGTTTTTGAATCGCGGACTGACGGTATCCATCCTCAACCTGTATCGGCCAGCCGGGATAGCGGTCCTTCCAGGAATTTTCTCACCATCAGGACGCACAGTATCTTCAAGTGTCTCGCAGAACCTGTCACCATCAATATACAGGATTCCAATGGTGTAGTCTTGTTTGGGCCAACGTCTATCAACAGTCAGTTCCATAATATATCATTTCTCATTATCCTTATCACCGTTATAACCGCACCGCTGACACCGCTTTTCCAGGCGTTCGTTGTTAGCCTCATCCACCGGACAATGAATGTTAGGGTCCTTGAACCTATGCTCGCACTGACCGGACTTCATGATCACCGCACTTTTCTCGGCGCTGTCCAGTTTCTCACGCTCAAAATCTGCGATACGGTCATCCAGATAACGCTCCTGTCTATCCAGCAACTCCTGCAACATAGTGTAAGGCGTCTTACGCTTGTCAATAATCTTGCCAAGCACACCGCCCACACCCACTGAGATAAGCGATGTAATAATCAGCGTCCAGTCAATCTCCATCACTCTTTAGGCTTGGGAAGGAGTGAATGTATATGACTCAACCGCGCTGTCCACCATACCGCTCTTGATTGCGATAGCCTTGAAAGTAGTCTCCGTTACAGGCTGGTCAATGCCAGCTGAGTAAGCTGTTGAACCCGATGTAGGAGTGCTGCCGTCATCGGTGTAGTAGATAGTTGCACCATCGGTAGCTGTGCTCATCTCAATCTTACCGGTATCAGCGTTCAGGCCCACGACAGGAGTAGCCACAATAGTGAACTCCTTAGTTGCCACACTGCTGTCATGACAATCCAGCTTGACAGCCATTGCCTTGATAGTGGTAGGACTGGCGGTTATGCTCAGCGGCTCGCTGTAAACAGCTGAATCCTTTGTCGGCTCCGTGCCGTCTGTAGTGTAGTGAATCACTGCACCGCTTGTGGCGCAGGATATAGCGGCTTTATTGCTTGACAGAGCGATAACCGGTGTTGCCACGGTCGGCAGCTGGTTATAAGCAATAACCTTAAGCGTCTCACTGATGTCAGCCATTGTCTTATTCAGGTCATTGAGCCTGTTGACAATCTTACGGCTGGAATCGTTCTCTTTATTAGCTCCCATAGTTAGAATATATTAAGCAAAACAAAAATGGGGACAAATGCTTGCCCCCAAAGTCTATCTTAGCCCCTATACAATCAGTATCATAACGCCATACGGCGGCTGTTAAAGTCATCGTTAAAGTCAATACTAAAATCCTCGGGCCTGCTGATAGTGTGCAGGTAGTCCCTTATCTGGGCTGCCTCATCAGTTATCTTGCTTATCCGGTTGTATGTTTTCTCCTCGTCTGTCATAATATCACCTATTAAGCAAAACAAAAATGGGGACAAATACCTGTCCCCAAAGTCTATCTTGGCCTGCGCCTATCTCAGCCGGCTGGCATAACGGCTCTCATACTCAGCCTCCAGGTAACTAATACGCTCCGTCTCGTTCAGAGCACATAGCAGCACCAGCCTGAACAGCTTATATGAGCCGCCACGCAGGGAGCGTAACCGCTGCCATGTCTGGCCGTCCATGCTACCCATCACAATCATCTTAACATGTTCCTTGTCATACTGCCCACGCACAAACAGGCGGTTTAGCACCTTACGCACATCGTCCTCGTCCATGTTGAAAGGACGTGTCACAATCATACCCGGATTCCTTGTTACAGTGTCCTGGCCACGTGCGTTAGAGAAACTCAGTATAGCAGGAGCGTGCATAGCCTCATGGATAAGGAAATCGTTGTTAAAGTCATCATTGAAATCACCCATACCCTTATCCATAGCAACATACGTCTCAGGATAGCTGTTAAGCACGCTCTTGAACCTGTATCGTGCCGGCATCACAATCTTATGCCAGCTGTCCGTCTCCAGCATGTATGTGTAAATGTACGGACATAACGGCTTCTCCGTGCTGGCATTAAAGAATAGCAAGCGCCTACCCACATAATCATAAGCAGTCCTTGCATTTCTCATAAACTCCATGAACGGCTTATCCTCATGTGCAATAACAGCCAAATCCTGCCAGTCACCATAATAACGCAACAGCAAACTATATATGCTGTCATCCAGCTTGTAATGCCGTCCGTGCATCTTATCCGATATGCAGCGCAAGTCACTACCCGTAAGCAGCATCACACCCTTCTTGGTAGTAAATACCACAGCCTGATCCAGCTGGCACACCGTCCCAGGCAGCGCCACATCCTGCGACACCGCATCAGGTTTACCCAGACTTCCGTCATTATTTACAGATATAGCCCACAAGCCTTCTGTTGTGAAAATATACAGGCTTGAATAACCAAACTGGCCAGTTGATAGAGCCTTGGTAACAACCGCTATATCCACTAATTCTCCGAAAGGGAAAGACTGCTCAAGAGCAGGTGTAAACAAATTCTGGAATTCAAACTGGAACAAAACATTGCCTCTATACTCTATATCATCCAGTGTGTCGGTAGGATACTGGACTTCGTTTCCTTGTCCTATTAGTGTTCTATTATCAAAATTTGTAAGACAATAGGCTCCATTAAGATATGGATGCTCTTTCATCTCAAACTCTTCCGAATAATTGTTTCCTATTGATAAAACACACTTGTAACATCTGTTGTTGGGATAGAACAGCCAGTTTCCAATACTGGGTACATAATCAACGGAATATGTTCTGTCAACTATTATTTCTTTGCCGCTGGTTGACCTGATATAATATCTCAGGTGTATGGGATAAGAAGGTAAGTTATTTATTCTTTTCGCTAAGCTGGGTATATTGAAATATCCGTTATAATGCTTTATCATCGCACCGATAGCCAACAATCGCTCATTATACACCTTAATGTTGTTTGGTATCAAGTAATTGTTTGTTTGCTTCGTATCATCCGTAAGGCGTTCTTTTGTAACAAGTATGTCAGGTCGGAAATCCTCATCCAGGTCTATTGTGCTGTATTCTTCGCTTGGATCATGGTTTATCAGCTCCTCATAATCTATCTGAAGGAATCTATAGAAATTGCTTTTGCTCAGTATCTCTTCCTTCATTTCTTTTTCGGTTAACACATGTCCATGATAAATAACACCCTTGCAATTTTCATCTTCCCAGGTGTCATCTATGCAACCGACTTTTGGTGAAATCGCGTTTATTTCAGTTGATATAAAAACATCAAGACCAACAATTATATCTTTCCAGTCTTCAAATATAGTAGAATTGGATTCATCTAAAAACAATTTGATAAAATAAGGACGCACAAGCCAATCAAAAGCTTGTCCTTCATCGTCGGGATTTGAGTTTTTTCTTCTTCTAACATTCCAAAACCGATAGCCAGATGGACCAATTCCTTTGTAATAGTAAAAATTAAAAGCCATCTCACTCAATTCTTCTACACCTCGGATTAGAACAGGTGCACTATGTCTCACATAGGTGCCATCATATAATTTAAGAGCATAACGAATAAATACAGGACTATTAAAGGCTCCTCTTTCAAGATTATGATTAAGGTCTATATTTACAATACCTAATGAAAATGAATATATATCTTGAGCCAGCGCTCCGTAACTATCATCGGAGTGCCAGTCGTCATCATGTTCCGATATGTTAGGTATCGCTGTGGTTGTAGAATTATATGTAGCTGCAAACTGGCCGTGTTCCCATTCATCAGCACCCTGTTCACCATAAGCAGGTGTAAGTTCGCTTTCAATTATGATTTTTGGTTCAGGTATCTGAGAGCCAAGAGCATGATAACCGCCGCCCTTAAACAGCACATACTCCATGCGTTTAGAGTTGCCGTCCAGGTCCGCAATCAAGATAATCAGTGTATTGCCAACACTCTTTATCTCTTTTATGCTTTCGTTAAGAGCATATTTAAAGATAGAAATAAACGCCGGAGTTGATGAAAACCACCCCACGTATTTATGATGTACTTCTTGCTCATCAACGATAGTCATCTCATCCCAAGTGCCGATATAATGAGTATAGCTGTTGGTCTTATGAATATACAACACTTCAAAGTCGCCACCAGTGTACTCGCCCATCAAGGTTCCGTCTGTCACGTCCACGGCCGGTACTGATGTTGCCAGCTCGTTCATGTCCATCTCCAAACCTATTGACTCGGCCAGCCCACCGTCAGCACTCATACGGTCTGACGGTGTGCGGCTAATACCTCTCAGCAATATCTTCTTTGTCGGCATAGTCCTAATTAACTTACAGGTTAAAAATTACAATAACCATCTGCGTTATTTTACTTTCAAGCCCTAAACTTAAATAGCCCAATCATCACTTCAGGTCTGAAATGTCCCTAATCATACGTGCTCTCAGCGCGTCATGCTCACGGGTTATCTGCTTACGCTGCTTGCGGTCCTTGGCATCAATCAGGCGCAGGTACTTGTCGTATGCGTCCATCTCCTTCTCATAACGCTTCCACACCTCCAGCACCTTGTAGTCGTAACTACCTGTAACCTTCTTGTAGTATTTCTCATCACCGGCCTTCATAGCCTCCTTGATCCGGCGCTCAGTATCCTGTGCCACCTCGCGGTAATAGTAATACAAGTCAGTCACATGAGCGTTACGGTAACGGTCATCGTTCCATGTCATCAGACGGCGCAGGAACGGAGTATCACTAATCTTAACCTCACCACCCAGCGCGTTCTCAATGAACTTAAGGCCCTTACCAACGGTAGTGCCCACGCCACCGGTGTAACCCTCCACCAGGTGCTCCACGATGTTGGGGTTCCAGTTCACGGCACCAGCCTCATACTCGTTTCCGCCACTTATCCAGTTCAGCGCCTCGGTCAGTGCCAGATACACCTTACTGGTGTTGCGCAGCGGATTGCGGTAAGCTGGAATATGTTTCTTCTCCTCGTCACTCAGGAACCGGTTTTCATTATAAACCCTTGCACCCTTGTAATCCTCGTTCTGTATAACCTCCACAATAGGAGTAGTGATACTGGGTGTTACAGCTGCCAGTCCTGACGTTGCATCTATCGGTGCAATCTCACCAATCATGCTTGCCACTTCACCCACGATGTTACGGTGCGGCTCACGTCCCAGCGAGTGGTTTACAATCATGTCACCCATACCGTAGAACACACGTGCCTCCTGCGGCAGTGCCCATTTCAGGTACACACCCTTAAGGCCCAGCAGCATATTGTTACGGCGCTCATAGTCCGGAACATCCAGATACTGGTCATCATCGTCACCGTCACCATCCAGCATAGCATGGAGCACAGCGTTCATGGCACCCAGCATCAGGTAACCGCCCACCCACAAGCCCAGCTTGCTCTTGTCTTTCTGAGCCAGCTGGTACATGGCGTTAAGGCCCTGAACTGCTGCGTTAAAGAACATGATCGCATGACGTCCATATACAGACAGCATACTGGCCGATACGGCAAACAGACGCTCTATGTCATTCAGTTTACGGCCCTCCCTGTTACGCAGGAACTCACTCTCCTTCCATGTGATACCCTTACCGCTGCCCTTGCGGTTAAAGTTCACTGTCAGCTCCTTGGCATCGGCCACGCTCTCCACTACGCTCTTACCCTGCTCGCGGCTGGTAAGGTATGCGGCAAAACGTGTCAGCTGCTCAAAACACTCGCCAAACTCCTGTACGGCATCCAGCGCAGCGCCTGCACGCTCAATGGCACTGCGTGTGTCACCGGTGTACTTCTTTATCTCAGCCTCCCAAACGTCAGTACCACGTACCGATGTGTAACCGGTCACACCGCCGTTCTCCACGAATGAGCGGTATTGTTGCTCAAGCTCGCTACTACCCAGCGTGCCGTTATTCAGCGCACGTTTCATTTTCACCACTTTCATGGCGGTTTTCAGGTTCTTTCGAAACGCCTCGTTATATGCCTTATCCTCCTTGACGTTTACTGACATCAGTGCAAACAGCGTATCACGCTGCAGGTTACTCAGCCAGAACTCAGGGTTAAGTGATGTGTTCAGACTTGCAAACGCACGCAGGAATTTCAGCGTAGCCTTGGTAAACTCGTTCTTGCTGGCATCCACGTTCAGCTCGCCGTTGATCGCCTGAGCCGCACGCGGATTGCCGTTTATGAACATGAACATGTCACGGCCACCCAGCTTAAAGGCAATGATATGTGACTTAGCCTGCTGCTTGGTGGTGTTGATAACATAGTTCAGACGTTGTTTCTCAATCTCACGCACACCACGGAAAGCACGGTGCTCACGTGCCAGCTGCTTCATCTCGTTTTCCCACTGCTCATACTCGGCCTTTGCCTGGTCGGTTGACAGAGCCTCGGTGAACGGAGGATACTGCGGCTCAAAAATGGTACGTCCCTGGTCATCCAGCTTGGCATTACCGTTCTCGTCCACCTGCTTTACATACCACACGTCACTTACCAGCACCAGGTCGTTATCGGCCTGTCGGTTACTTACAAAGTAATACAGGGCCAGCTTGCTCTCGTTCTTTATGTCAGCAGCGATAGCGGAGCTTGCCATGGCACCTATGTAAGCCAGCGGTGACTCAGCCCTTGTCTTACGGCCCCTGGCTGTCTTGAGCGGAGCCACAAACGTAGCGTCTGCGTTACTGGTATAGTAAGAGTACATATCCTCGGGAGTGGTCTCGGCAAAACCACGCAGTGGCACGTAGTAGTCAAACATGTCACGTACATGCTCATACTGGCTGCGGCTCATCATGTTAGCGTCATACTGGTGTTTCAGCACCGCCTTGGTAGCACCATTAATCTGTTTCCACAACTCCGTCATAAGGTCACTGCCCATACGCTTTTCAAAGTCTGCAATTTCGGCATCGGCAGCCAGCTCCATATCTGACATTTTGTCAAACATAGGCTTACGCGCAGCCAGCAGCCGTTTCTCATACTCCTCCTGCGTCTCGGTTGTAGGATCATACGGCTCTATGTCCTCGTACTTTGAATAGAGACCGGTCAGGCCGCCATAATCTTTCTCACGCAGTTCACGATACTTGCCGTCATTTCCTGTCTCAATTGCCACAAAGTGTTTGTCCAGCTTATCACGCTCACGGCTTATACGCTGCTCTATCTCCAGCTCGGTTACATCAGGATGCTGCTTTGCAAACTCCTGTATGGATGCAACCTTGCTGTCAAATATAGCCTGGTAGTAAGCGCGTGCGTCACGCTTAGCCAGTATGTCATTACGTTCAATACCATGTTTGAGCATCAGGTAACGCTCAATCTCGTCATAATCAAGCCCACGCTCGTCAATGATATTCTGAACGGTCTGCATCATCTTGTTCCAATGCTCGCGCTCCCACTTCTGCATGGCGGCAAGGCCCTTGGATGACTGCTGGTTCAGTGCCCTGCGTATATCCTCAAATCCCTGCGCCTGTTTCTTAGACGCCTTCTCCAGCGCATCCACAAGAGTATTCACGCTCTGGAACTGGTCGCGGTATGTCTCATCCATACGTGACCACATTCGGCTCACTACGCGGTTATAAAGGTTGGCGGCGCTTTCACCTGTACGCTCCTGTGCCTGCTGCACCCTTACAGCCTGAGCGCCATCGGTACGTATCTCGTTGTCAGCGGCACTCAGCCCTTGGTTATGAGCCAGTGCAGCGCCACGTGCAATAGTAGCGATAGACTTATCGCCCTGATGTGCGTTCTGGAACAGGATATAACGTAAAGCTCTGCCCTCAACCCATTTCCAACCCATCGGCGCCTTATCCAACACCTTATCAAGCATGTCATTGAACGCAGTCTCTATCGTGCTCCAGGTGTCTTGTGACTCAGCATCATCAGTAGTGCTCTCAGCCATAGAACCCAGATACTCCATCATAGCACGTGCAGTATCCCAGCCGTAACTCTGCTGTGCAATCTCCACCACCTTCTGACGGAACTCCGGCAGTTCGCGGTACAGCTGCTGTGCAAATTCACGCACCGCATCAGCTCCCAGTATCTCACTGAGCGGCATTTCACGGCTCATAGCCATAAGTGCTGCCTCCAGCGGTGAGTCTCCGTTCAGCGAACCAATGTTGATAGTCAGCTTGCCGTCCTGATAAGAACTCTTAAAGCTGTTCTTAGGCTCGTTGATAACCTCAACAGCCACACCCAGGTTAGCGCCCACAGCCTTGCTGCGCTCAGTCATATCAGCTGCGCTATCCTCATAATCGGTAGGCTCAACGGTCTGCCAACTGATTTCACCATCAGGACCGCCATTATCTTCTTTACCCAGGTAATCATCAATGATTTCACGTGCCGGCTTGTTGAAGGAAATAACCGGATCAACCAGACGCAGGTTGCCAAATATGTCTTTCAGCAGATTGTCACCGTAGTAATCAGTGACTACAACATCATCCTTGGCAACCATCCACTGCTTATATGGTTTGAAACCTCGTACCTTCATAAAACGCTCGGCTTCCTCGTCACTTACAGTATGAGCGGCAACAACATAATCCTGAGCCAGTATCAACCTGACTTCATCCAATCCGTTTTTTATGTCAGTGGTGACACCTAAGAACCTATACCTTGATTCAGGGAAATATATGTTATGGATGATATGCTGATACAACTCGTCAAACGGACTGTTATTTGTCATATCTTCTGTGGCAAACAAATCTTTTACTTTGATAACACGGTTATTGGCCTTATCAAAGTAAACCAAAGATTCTTTACCGCCGTTGATTACACTCGGGTAATTTTGTACAAAATCAACAGGTTTAATAAACAGACCGTTTGCTTTTGCGGCTGCAATTATTCTTGCGCTTTCTTCTG